CTGCGATCTCATCGCTTTTATCGCTTGCATCGGATTCGTTCTAAAGTTTTCTAGGTTTCTCATCACATCTAGTGGGGATTGAGCACCTCGTCCTGCGCTCGCAATCAACGCCCCTCTTGCGAGCCCTCCAAACTGAGAACGAAAGCCTCCCATAACACCACCTACTCCGCCTCCTAAGCGCTGATATGCAGTGACCGCACCCATTCCCTCAACTTGTCTCAATCCTCTGCGTCTCGCTTCTTCTGAGATACCGAATATATCCCGAGCCATCTGCGATTCGTCGATCTGTAGTCCCTCGGATGCGATACGTTGAGTATTTGAAGCGATTGCAGAGAGTAGACGTTGAGTCCCTCCCCCTGTCATTCCCATACCTTGGGCAGTGGCTACAATTCGAGCAATGCGAACAATACTCTCTTGAGTTCCCCCCATCGCACCGCCACCCATAGCGCCCCCTCGCATAAATTGGCCGACTGTCCCAGCGTCTATCCCTCTTAGCTGTAATCGAGCAAGCCGATTCGCCATACTCTCAGCAAATCGATCACTAAACACCTCAGAACGCTCTCCGATTGCTCTTTGTGCTGTCCTCAGTGCATTTAGTCCCTCGGATGCGCTGATTCCTAATTGTGTGAACTGTCTACGAGCTAATCGAGTACCTCCGAACGTCATCCCACTTAAAGCGAGTTCTGTTTGTGCTCTCTCAATTCCTGCTACTTGTCCGATTCTTGCCATCCTGCGCTGAATCACTGCCCCCGCTAAATTACCCACAAAGGGCAATGCACCAGCGAGACTCTCGAGCCCCACCCGAGACATCGCATTCCCTGCAATCGCCCCCGTAGCTCGTACAGCGCCCCCTGTGTCCCCTGTCGCTAACACGTTCGCAGTCGTTGCCCCTGTACTCACTCCAAATCCAACAGCCTCTCGTCCTGCTCGAATACCTGCTTGTCCTGTTCCGATAACAGCTCTCTGAACACCTCGCCCCAATGCTCTCACAGGAGGAGGCGTTGCCATCTTAAACGCTTTTTGTCCTGCATCGCTGACTTTTTTAAATCCATCTACCATTCGACGAATCGCAGTATTCACAGCGCTGTCGTTTAGCGTGACTTGTATTTCAGATCTATGTTGCTGTTGTGTCATGATTTACCTCGTTGTTTTGCCCAAAACTCTCGCTCCCATTGATCGCCAATTGGATCACCTGTTTCGCTGGGTGCATTGTCATTTAATTCTACACGAGGCTTTTCTACTTGCTCAAACTGCTCATTTGTTAACGTGAGTAACCAATACTCAAATCGATCATGAAAACTAAGCGAGGGCGCAAGCGGATCATTGTTTGCTTGTTTGAGCGGTGGAAGCGTAGCTTGTAGAAATGGAAACTCGGGACGCTTCCTCATCTGTCGCACTCTCTCCCATAACTGATCGAAACCACGCAAGAGCATGACTCTCGACCTCCCCTCTCAACGTAAACAAAAGATCATCGTCCTCTTGAATCCATTGGTTTACCCAATCGGGCATGTCTACGAGATACACTGAAACAGTCGCAAGAGCTGTAATACGTGCTTGTGCATACTCAGAAAGCTGTGACCAAGGTACTCCAGCAAGAATCGCAACTCGACGATCTATCATCATTCGACCATCACCATCGGGAATACGAGAACGCACTGCGCTGTCATATCGCTCCCCTGTTGGCGCTGTGTACGAAAGTGTCAATGTGATCTCTCGGGGAATCAATTGAACCTCATTTGTTTCGTTTGTCTCTGTTTCGTTGTTTAGATTTCGTAAATCCATGAAAAACCTCGTTTAATTAGAGACAAGTACAAATGTAGATCAATTAACCTCGCTCATCATAGATTCGACGAGCTTGAAATGAAGCGTTTACTGTAACAATTGAGCCACTTTGCACTTGCCAAGCTCTTGACTCACAACGAGCCCCTTCGACTCGCCACACAGGAACATCGCTTATTTGATCATAAACCTCAAGTGTAATCTCGGGGAAGTTCAGCACGTCAACAGTCTCGCCTCTCGGCATAATACCGAGCTCATTTAGAGACTCGTTAGTGATGCGTACAAAATCCGCTTGTAACGAGACAACACGACTTACAGGAACGATTTCCTTAGAATCAATGTTTCCAAGTACATCGACTCTCTGTAGTTGGATTTGCTCAGATGCACTCACACCTGTTGCGAATCCGATCTCTGATCCGTTGATGATCAGTTTTGCTCTTGCTCCGCTGAATACGTCTGCCATGATTGACTCCTAAAATCGTTGAATAGTTGCAGAGATACGAATGAAATTAAGAGGCTCGACAGGAGCAACAGTGTAATTAATGACTAGAGTATCACCCTCGTCAACTAGAATCACATCTTTAAACCCCTTGATTACACCATCCAACACTTGACGATTCAAACGAGCCTCAGCGATGCTCTTAATACGATTTGCTGTGAGACTGCGATTCGCTTCACCGATGAAGCGATCTAATCCGCTTCTTAGATCTCGAATCGATGCATTCACACTCTCATTTGCACTCACTTCGCTGAAAATTGGGTTATCGTCAGTCAGATAAGTAGTAACACTTCGCTCTACTTGATAACCGAATGCACCAAACGACAAGTTCACAATACCAGCTTTGATTGCGTCGGTTGCTTCTCTGTTTGCGTCCCAAGGGCTCACAACATCTAAAACATCGGGACGCTTACGAGTCAATGGAGTACCCACTGCGCTACCTGCTTGCATACCTGCCAACATTAGAGCAAGATACAAGGGCGAAAGAGTCTTGGTTTCTCCGCTCGGAGTTACATATTTGATACTTTGTCCCACGATTGCAATGTTACGATCATTCAATACATTGCTGTATGTACTCTTTATCGATGCTATCGACTGATTTGCACTTGCACTCATCCACGCATTGCGCTCACGTCCAGCAAGCGCTGAGTTTACTAGATGCTTTTTGACCTCTTTGAGCTCATCGATGCCTGTTGTCCAAGGGACAATGATTTGTAAATCACTCGCTTCAATTGTTTGTAGTGCGGACGTCCAATTACTCAAGATAACACTTGATGTTCCACCCCCTGTTAAACGCTGTGAAATAGTCGCTACAGCACCACTTTGAGCGAGTCGCTTAGTACCACCTGAAGCACGCTCCGCAGTCACGAGTTTTGAGGTTTGCAATGCTTGGACGACTGCATATAGATCAGCTCTAAAGAGCTTCGCATTATTCAAAGCTAAAATTGAACCCGATACAGCATCGATCTCGTCTGCTGGGTATGATTCCCCTGCTGTGTAGCTCGCTACAAAACCACTTAAAGCGTTAATTGCAGAAATAAGCTCACGTAGATTTGAGTAGTCTGAGGGAGTGAATGCAATTTGTCCCGATACGTTAACAGCCCCTGTATAAGTGGCGTCATCTGTTGCAACGATAATCGAGCTTATTGCGCTGTAACTATTTGCACTTGTTTGCTCAGTCGCATCCCCTGCTGAGAATGTTAGAGTCTCAGTAGCAGATGAACCCGATAAACCCGATCCTGTAATGACTACAGAAACAGCGCTCGAATGATCACTTTCAGTTAGAGAAATAGCAAGAGTCGATGATGAAGCCATATCACTCACAGTCATCGATAAAGCGCCATTTGCGACAGCCTCAGCTTGTTGCCAACTCAATGCAACACTAGAACGAGTCGCAGAGATAGAGCACACATCAAGATCTGAGCCTCCGTAATACACAGACGCAAGATCTCCGCTCTCGATACCCTCAAAGATTTCTTCGAGTCCGTCTCGTGATACTGTAATTTTACATTGATCTGTGTTCTCATTCTCAACAGTGATTAAACAGCGATTCCCTTTTGCTCCAAATACTTTTGATTTAACTTGTAAAGCGTTGCCCCCATCGGCATCGAGAAGCGTAAGATTTGCTTGTGAACACTCTTGCACGTTTAACATAGTTAGCGATGAAACCCCTGCTGGGATTCGATCATCTAACGATGGTGAAAACGCAATCTTACCAAGTAGCGCTAGATCCGAATCACTCGCATCATACGACACGAGAGACGAGGCACTTGTAAATGTAAGCGCTTCATTCTGCTCAAATTGCGGAAATGCTCCGACTATACATAAGTTTGCAGTCGATGCGTTTTGACCTCCGAGTGAGGAAGCATCCACCTCGGCATAGACAGCAGGTCTAAAGACTCTTAGACCATTTAGATTTAATGATGATGGCATTTGTACACTCCTCCATTGATTAGCTCATAGTATAACATATTTACGACGTAGACACGCCCCCCTGTACTCCATCTTTAGATTGATCCACATTGAGTACGAGTATATCTTGACCAGCGTAAACAGGTACACTGAACTCAGAAGTCGAGGGGATCGGAATACTTACATGATGATCACCCGTTACAGTGAGCCTGCGTAAATATAAACCGAGTTCCTCAGCTGAGAGCTCTTCTTCGGGAGATAAACCATCTGACCCCCCATACTCAACTAAATGATACCCCGAGCGATGCAGAGGGCGACGAGCTATCGCCACCGAAGCCCGAGCGAGTACATGATACACTCTCGCCATGTCGGGAGATTTAGCAACGATTAACACCTCTACAGTCTCTCGAACTAAATATGTATCAATCGCAACCGCATCCGAGCCTCGTTGCTCAAAGCCCCCTAGTACAGTTTGCTGTACATTTTCAGCTTGTGGAGAGACCACAAGCATCGGCGCTTCATCTGTTCCCCTTGCGTTTCTAGTTCGGAACGTTGGAAATTGCTCTGTAAACTCAGAAAACCATGCGTTTAATGTGGACTGTGCGACACCTTTAAAAAGTGCGTTAAAATCACTTTGGCGTGTTTTATAGTATGTAAACCCACTCGACAACGCTGTTAATATATTTAAATCGAAGATCATTAGTACACCATTCTAATTAACGCAGGTAACTCTCGAAGCACATCATCCGCAATCCTACGAGCTTTTATCCCTTTGCTCATCCACGCTTGTGGATTTGTGTTCGAGTAGCTCGCCGTTCTCCACGTTTGATAACCACTCGTTTGACTGCGAGGCTTACCCCCTGCCCCTTTTGAGTATGTGCTTGCACGTCTCACCATACCAGCAAGCGGATCACTTACGTGATGAGGCTTCAGCTTTGGGACAAGATTCGGAGGTAATCGTCCTCCATAACGAGTTTTTCTGTTAGCGTCGGTTGTCGTCGCTTTGAGTCTCTGTACAGCGCTTCCTATCTGTTTACCATATTGCGATACGATGTCTTTTTTAGTGCGATGAAATGGAACATGTAAATACAATTGACCTGTTTTAGAGCGTCGTATATTTCTCGTCGATTCTCTAAGCAAAAACTTACGTACATCATAAGCGCCACTTGTACCGATACCACCGCTACCCATACCTTGCTCCACCATGTGAGCGATGATCGCTGTCGATGGTGATGCAGGGAGTCCGCAGATAAACCCGTTCTCCGTTACATTTCGCACTTGTAACGAGCGTAAATACGCAGGTAGTGTCGTTTTTAGCTTCTTACGAGCTAAAGCACTCCATTCAGCGAGTACAAGATCAGCAAGTGTTTGAGAGCGTCGGCGTGCCTCTGCTCCCGAAAAGCCCAATGCTTTCACTAACTCTCCATATTTCGCTTCGATCTGTGCCATTTACACACCCATAAACTCGAGACTACAATGCACTTGAATCGGCAGGGCAAGCGGTGTCTCAGTTGTGGATTTGCGAATCCGTACCGAGTCACGATGAGTATGAGGATGATCTGCAACGTAATAGCGAGGCCTCGCAAAATATGCGATGCTGTATCGTTGCCCCTCGGAGGGTGTTGTTCCCAAGTTATCGCCCAACGTGAAATCAATCGAACCATTTGCTGTTATCTCGAAGTCTACTGTATCCGTTAATGAGTTACTCAACACAGTCAATCCATCGGCGTTCGCATACTGCAAGCGTAACACTCTCACAGTAGATTGACCACTTGCTAGATCTAATGTACGTGCTTGAATTGGATAACGCAGTGACTCCACCGCTTGAGTTGTGCGTGTTCTCGTTTCTCTGAAAACCATCACACTGTTTAACACTGTAAATCGATCTCCATACGCAGGTAAATGCTCGGGAAGCGTTGAAATGTTCACCATCCCTCTCGCATATTCACCATAGACAGCGTATTTATCAGTGGTCGATGTTCCCCCTGTTACGATTGCTCTAATTTCTTGGGAAGAGTGCCAAAAATACCCCGTCCCCTCACATAGTTCGCAATCAGAACGAGCTTCCCCTGTTGCTTGTGTTGTGGGCTCAATTAGATTCAACGTAAACGAAGATGAGTCACGAACACAAGGACACTCAGCACACTGCTCCCACTGTAGATCGATACCCTTTGCAAACACAAGTTTGCGGTATTCTTCCATGTTAAAATCGACCCTCGGTCGAATCTTGTTCGGTCTACGACTCTCAAACGTTGCCATTAGATCACACCAAACTGAGTTACACGATACTGAGAACGAAGCCCCATCATCACAAGTTTATACTGTTTATCTAGGGATTCAGCTCGAGCAGAGTAACCCGAGTACATTGCGGAGGATGTCGTATTAATTGATTGAGATAAGCCATCTACACCGAGACTCTGAGACGCTATACCTGCACCGAGAATCAAGTCACCTGCAATATGTAGGAGAAGCAATGTACTCGCTTTTATTGCGATAGCCTGTTTTAAGTCCGCTGGGAGTGTGTCTAGTGTCCATGAAATCACAAGATCACTTTGTAAAGCGCTTGGAATGCTCAATGTAAATCCATCATTAGAGCGACCTGTTACAGATACACTTGATTGATTTGTCGTAACAATGAAATCGATGAGAACTCGACTACTCAATGTTACGTTAATCGATGTTTCCCCTTGGGGGATCGTCGCTGTACCTGTTCGCTCGTCGAAGCCTGCTGTGTAATCAAACTCGAAATAAGCAGGAATGTAATCTCGGTTTTCGTAAATACCAAAGCCCCCCATTAGAGGAACACCAGCTCGGAAAAAGTACGAACCTAGTGACTCCTCACTCGGGATTAAGTTGATTTGCCCATGTATCGTCGATGTCGGGGTTATCCATGATGTCGGTATATCGACAGGTTGAAACGAACCAAAACGGATTTTCGCTGAATCAAATGAAATAATAGGACGCCGATCAAATCGGAATGGCCAATAAGAGAAGCGACCATGCTTCTCAGCGTCATGACGCTCGCCCTTTACTGAAAACGGTTCTATATTGATACCAAGATCACTCTCAACGTGTTTTATCGCTGAGTTGATACTCTGTGTATAGATGATGTCGGGATAATCACTCCCATCATCTAAAGTGAGGTCGATTCCAAGTAAAACAGTATCTTTTAGAAACTGCGGAGTTATCTGTGAATAGATGCCCATTGAGACCTCAATTTAGAAAATAGTGTCATTATTTCTTGGTAGTGCGCCTCTTTTTGGGTGCACGTTTCGAAGCCTGCGAGGTTTCTGCTTCTCCACTAGAAACAGCTTCGTCGGGAGCAGGCTTCTCTTGTATTGTAGCAACTAACTGAAAACCGATCACTTCGCCCCACTGTTTGAGCGCATGTTCTGCGTATTCATCGACTTTCACAGCATAACCATGCTCATCGATTTCAATGACAGAGCGCCCACTTCCGAGGGACAGTTTACAAGATTTCAGTGTGTTATGTTGCCACTTCATTCGAACGTCTCAATTATGCAATAGTGTCAAGCATACCGCTTGTTTCAGTGACACCAGCGTTCTGTAGAACAAAACACTTATTGGGTACTTTAACAATCGGTGAACCGAATAGCATGAGTAAGAACGGCTTAGAGGTTGCAACCTCAGCGAGAGGACGTCTAAAGAAGTCTAGTAGACGAACAAACTCGAGAACCTGCGGATCGTGTTGAACGATAACGATCTTTGAAGTACCTGCGATTATAGCATTTGCATCTACAAACGGAGTAACGTTTCCACTCACGTTACGAATCTCACCAATTAACTTACAAGTAGCAAAGTCAACAGCGCCAGCAGTGCTTGCTTTCGCTGAACGATAAATCTTGTAGAATACAGCATCAGAGGCGTCTGTAATTGTAATTGTTACACTTTCACCCGAAGCGACTTCAATAGCGCTAGTGCTAACAGCGCTTGAGAAACCGCTATTGTTTACAGCGACAACTTTGTAACCATAGAAACCAGCATCATTCGCTACAAACTGAGAACCTGTTCCTGCGCTTGCAATGCTTGTAATTGCAGGATTAGCAGGTGCACCAGCTCCACCGCTTGCAGAAGCAGGAGCGCTGTATGCATTGAATAGGAATGGAGCAGACTTAACGGGTACAGCACCATAGGGGCTCATGATGTTGAGCTCTTGTACGCCATAAGTTAGACCATCGGTTGCACGCAATGAAGCAAATTGATCGTGGCGACCAAATTGAACAGCGAACTTGATAAGTTCAGCGTGGATACGAGGTTCTACATAGATGCAGTCGGGACGACCGAAACGAGGCGCACTTTGAATCTCTGAGAGCACTTCTTGCAATAAGCGAGGAGTTGGACTCTTACCACGTAGATCGAAAGTGTTAGCGCCATTATTGTGTGATTCGATTTGCTCGATGATACCATCGAAAGCAAGTGGGTTCACGCTCTCTTTAGCGTGCCATAGGCTACGCTCAAGTTTTTGCATGAGACGCAGAGTACCACGCTCGGTCTCCATAGCGATGGCGTTCGCATTGCCCCCGATCAAACCAACTAGAGAACCGACATCAGTCACTTCACGACGTTCTGCGAGGTACTTAACACGAACACTCTTACGCTCGTACTCAGAGCGGTTAGTAGTGCCTGCGCTACCCTCTGCGATAAAGGGCTCAAGATCCAAACCATGATCATTGATTACTGCATACTCGTGTAGAGTATTAGTTACGCTGATCTTTGGGATTGATGGCCAAAGCGCAAGCTCTTTCATAGTGTAAGTTGCGCTTGATAAGGTGTTCTCGATGCTTTGAGGCACGAGAGGACTTAGGTTACCTGTATCACCGCCACTAGTTCCAGCAGGTGACTGATAACCAACATCTGCGGATTTGCGGAGCGCATTGTTTAGCTCTGCTAAATCAGCAACATTTACGAGTGCATTTGCCTCGGGAAAACTATACATATCGTACTCCTATTGTCCGATGATGTGAGAAACGGATTGAGTATCCACACCAGCTTCTAGTTTAGCGATAGCGGTACGGATTTGGATTTTACGAGCTGAGTCAACAGCGTTGTCTTGTAGCATCACAAGACCCTTGCGAATCATGTCGCCTCGGTTCGGAGCGTTAACCGCTTGAACAGGAGCTACAGGAGCAGAGGTGACAGCACGAGGTGCGCTTGTTTGATTAAGCACAGAGTTCAAAGATTTCTCCATAGACTGATTGCCCATCTTCATCTTTTTCATTTCGCCAATGACAGCCTCGAGACCTTTCATGACTGCATCCATGCGCTTTTCCATGTTTGCGATTACGTCATCAGTGCCCTTTGCGAGTGCTTTCATTGCGTCACGATAATAACCACGCTCTAATTCGTCAGAATCAAAGTCGATGGATTTATCCATGTCGTCGTCCTCGTCCTCATCGTCGTCGATTTCTTCGTCCATGTCAAACAAGGTCTCTTGCTTCTTTGAGTCTTGTTTTTTCATTGCCTTGTTGAGAGTGTCGAGGGCGTCAGTCAAAGCATCAACCTCGACAACAGTCTCCTCAACTGCAAAATCGTCGAGGACTGAAGCATCTACGCCCTTTTCCTCTAGGTGCTTTTTTACGTTGTCGAGCATGAGTTATTCTCCTCTGTGTAGCTCATAGAAATAATATCATCAATAATATACCACAATTTTATTTTTCACGTTTATCAGCTCGTTTGAGTAAGTGTGTAACTAGCTGATCTAATGATTTCTCATCTAAGCTGGGTAGACGTTCTCCCACGATTGATTTAACTTGCGAACGTGTCAACATCGGACGCTTTTTCGAGTCTGCTCCGTAAGTCGCTGTGCTTAAGCGCTCATTAAGTGACTGTTGCACAAGTGCGCTCATCGATGCAGAAGCGTCGGGGATGGAGGGCGATTGATACCCTACAACAGCACCCATACTGCGAGCGATGAGCTCTAAATTAGTGTGAGGATTCACAGGGGCGGAGGTAATCGCTACATTGAGCACTCGTGCTTTAAGCACTCGCTTCGGTTGTGCAGGGTCTCTCATCGTGACTTGTCCCTCTACAGAGAAACCAAGAGACCTATCTCCCCCTGCTTTCTGCATAGCTCTCGCTGTTTCATAGACTTCACGTCCTAGTTTTTTATCGAGATATAATACACCCTCAACCCTCGTTTTATTTTCACCCACTGACTCCACTTTTGTCGGATGTCCGAGGACATTCGCTGTCCCCTGTTGATGTTCATGATTAAACCAACCATGATTGAGAAAGTATGACCAATCGAGGCCATCTTGTTCAATGGTTTCCCCCTCAAAATCCATGTCTGAGGTCGAACAGATTCCACCAATCTCCGCTTTCGTGAGCTCCTCGGATTCTTCCTCTGCATCACTCGCTTTCTGTAAAGTCATTGGAATCCAACGAGCAAATGCATCGAATGATTTACGAGTCGCTTCTTCTACGTTCTCAACATTAAACTCATGCTCGGTTAGCCATGATCTAAATTGAGCAGGGCTCATTTTATCAGCGTCCGCTCGTATGCTCTGAATCTCAGAAGTATCGCCCTTAATCCCAAGAATCATTTCTAAACCATTGGGTACGTTGTCGGGCTTGAATCTACGAAACTCCTCGTAGTTCGCTGGGTCTGTTTGTCTCGCTGTATGCTCGTTTGCTAATGGCATGATTTACCTCTTTTTCAATTCTGCTTCGAGGGCTTCTTTTGCTTTGTCTAAGTACCTAGTGATTGATTTATCGTTAGTTTGTATGAAACTACGCACATCTTCCGCTTGTATGTTGAAATCCGTAGTCTCGTTTAGATGATCTCGAATCTCATTATAAATCGGAGCGATGGCACTCATTTGCTCAGTGAACTTAAACGCATTTTCAAAATCTTTTATGTCGTCCCCCACGTAGGAGGCTTGCTCCTCAAAATTATCGTCTGCAACACCATCAAAGATAACGTGAGCCTCGTTCGCTGAATCCTCAACCTGTTCAACCCAATCAGCTCCGTAGTCTTCGACTAAACGATTACGAGCAACCTCATCTTCGAAAGCTCCATTATCATCGACGATCAGCGAAATCTCTTTTAGTTGGTCACTCAGATTACTAAAGTTGTCAACAGACTTCAAAAAAGCAAAGGGCTCTCTTTCTTTTTTCCCTAGTTTTCCAGCGCCCTCAAGTTTTTGGAGCACTGTCGCAAGATGTCCTAGAGCGTTGTTTTTATCACAAGGTGTCATAATAAACGCATTTCCTTGGAACATACCTCTTTTCACAAAGAATCCAAGACCTGTCTGCTTCGTTTTAGCGTCTTTGATAAAACCGAAGCCAAGCCCCTTTTCATGGAGCTCTCTAAACGGATACTCGATCACTGTTCCCTGTTTGATCTTTTTAGCTCGTTTATTGAATGCTTCTCGGTTTGATATGAAACGAGATACTGAGAAATACTCGTAATCTTGTTCCTCTATATGCTTGAATACGTTATAAGAGCGTCCCACTTTACTTTGAGCATACTCGTTAAACTTCTCTAACATATCTTTTAAATCGTTTTTTTGGCTCTTTTTTACTTTTAACTTGTCTATGATTGACTCGAAAAACGCTACTGCCGTATCGTCATAAAAAAAATCTACTTTTAGTTTATCTATAGGTTCTAGACTCTTATTAAGAGGTAACAATTTAGGCGCTGTTTTAAACGTCTTAGCATAGTCAACCGCTTTAGCAGGCTTCGCTTTAGCAGGCTTCTTTTTAGCTGGTTTCTCTTTAGTAGGTTTCTCTTTATCTCTGAGCTCATTAAACTTTGTTTCTAGCTTTGAGAGCTTTCGTCGCATTTTGTCCGCTTTTTCATCCTCGCCCTCGTCCTCTAATGCATCGATCTTCTCAAGTACCTTGTCTATTTCGAGCCCTATTTTTTTGAGTTCAGAACTTGGCTCGGCTTCTTTTTTAGCAGGCTTCTCTTTAGCAGGTTCACCCCCCAAACGCTTTAACTGAGCTTCTAATCTAGCGACTTGTTTCTCAGTTCCTGTTTTTTTTGCTTGCTCGATGTCTGCTTTTAGTTGATCACGCTTCTCTTGTAGCTTCTCCTCTACACCATGCTTCTCATTAAGCATTGCGAGAATCTCAGCTTTAGTCCCTGTGACCTCTTTACCCTTGTCAGCCCCATCATCGATCACGTAAGTGACTTTATCACCATTCACGCTCTTGATATGACCATGAACCTCTTTACCGCTCTCAGTGTGCATCATGAACTTTGTACCCTCTTGAAGATGGTCTTCATGCATTGCTTGTTTACCCTTGTGAGAGTGGGTTACTTTGTAAATGTAACGATAACGTCGACCTTTGGGAGTCATGTACGGGATTCGCTTGATATAACGATGTCCATGCGCTTTAAATAATTCATCTACAAACTGGCTAAACGTAAACATGTTAAACACGCTGTCCTTGTATAATACGATTAAATGTGGGTGTGAATACTTGGATGCCTAACGTAGAGTTCTTCCCCCCATGATATGTACCGATAGATACAGGTTGATTCGAATCAAGTGCAGATGTAAAGGCTTCTAAACTTTCAAACTTTAATCCTACGCTTCCGCTTTCACTTACCGCATCCGTCTCGATTGTGGCGAGCTTATTTCCTCTCGAATCTTTTATTTCTACATATCCAGCCGATTCCCCTAATTTACTAGTAGAGCGTGTTACAGTTTCAAGTGTAATCTCGGGGATATGATTCAATTTCTTCAATTGTTTTATTTGAGTGCTTAGTTTTTTAGCCTCTGTTTTATCAAGATCTATCCGAGTTTTTACATTTCTTGAATAACTCTCTACGACTCTAGCGATCTGTGGAGCTTTGCTCTCAGTGTCCACTTTGTCTCCCTGTAATAGTCCGTTTTTGTCGTGTGTCGTCTGAGTGTATGTTAGTGAAGCCCCGTTTGATGTCCACAACATCCCATCTTCAACGTTGAACCCATGAAGCTGGGGACGGGTTTTGTCTTTAGAGATCGATTGCTTCAATGCTTTCTGTGTAGACTTAGCGTACTTAGACAAAGAATCATGTTTAGCGTGTGTCTGTTGCGTCATGTCTGCATTTTGACTCGTTGCTTTTTCTGACACTGTAATCGGAGACTCTAGTTTACTAAGTGCACCCATTACCCCCATCACTTTTTTAACATCGAGCATTCGAGTAGCTTTTAAATTAAACTCTTTGTTTGCAAGTAAATCATTGATTTCTTTGTAAAAACTCTTGGCTTGATCTTTGTTTTTTAAGCTTACATTTCTACCCTCAACCACCGAAGCAAGCACTCTCAATCTCGCAAGCTCGTCTCGTCTACTATTAGCCCATATAAACTTTGCGACTTTACCTTTACCCTCGCCCTTTGTCCCTAGCATTACTATTCTATTGTTCTCGAACGCTGTTTGATAGCCTATTTTAAAATCATCGAACTCTAATTGAGGCAAAGATTCAAATTGGATCTTTGCTGTTCCGTCTTCAGTAGGAACTTCGATTTCTTCTTTAATAAGCGGAGTCAGAGCAATATCTAACTCATTATCATCTAGTTGATTATGTATCGTCCTAATTAAGTTAGGCGCAATTTTATTATTGATACCGCTTGAATAGTTATCTCGATACAAAGTGTTTAATCGGTCTGCGTTTTCTCTGAATGATGCGATCTTGTCAGCGTTCGCACTACTCACTTCTGAGCGCTTAGTTTTTGTCTGCTCTGTGGGTTTCTGTTTAGCTGGTTTCTTTTTAGCTTGTTTCTGTTTAGCTTGTTTCTTTTTAGCCTCTTTAAAGCGGTTCGATTCCTCTTGTTTTTTTGTATCTCTTATTTTGTTTCGAGCGTCCTGTAAATCTTTAAACTCTTGAAATGATTCTTTTACTTTGAAACGTTTCTCTGCTTCTAGTTGAGCTTGTTTTGCTACATCTTGAAATTGCGCATCTAGTTCAAAATACTGATCACTTAGTAGATCATAACGCTCCGCAAACACATCAAACTCGTCTGCTGTGATTTTATTATCCCGCCAATCATCATGTGCACCCTCCATTTCCTCATGTGCTTTGTCGCGCTTTCTTTTAATTTCAGCGAAAGTTGGATGTGCTTGTCTTGCTTGCTTGTATGCATCGGTTTTTATCTTGTAGATTTCATCAAAGGCTTGTTTGCTTTTAGTTTCATTCTGATCTAGTCTCTCTTGGATTTCATCCGCACTTAGCTTCGCAATCTCCTCGGCACTCATAAACTCAGAATCGGATTGTTTAGCAGGTTCACCCCCCAACCGCTTTAACTGAGCCTCTAAACGAGCAACTTGTTTCTCAGTTCCTGTTTTCTTTGCTTGCTCGATGTCTGCTTTTAGTTGATCACGCTTCTCTTGTAGCTTCTCTTCAACACCATGTTTCTCATTAAGCATTGCGAGGATTTCAGCTTTAGTCCCTGTGACCTCTTTACCCTTGTCAGCACCATCGTCAATCACGTAAGTGACTTTATCACCATTCACGCTCTTGATATGACCATGAACCTCTTTACCGCTCTCAGTGTGCATCATGAACTTTGTACCCTCTTGAAGATGGCCTTCATGCT